AGATCTTGCACTTAGAGAACAGCGAGCCGAGCTAATTAAAGAGATGCAGGCTCTAGCGAATAAGGTAACAGAAGAAGAAAGGTCTATGTCTTATGACGAAATGGCCGAATATGACAACCTGGACAATGAAGCGAAAGAACTATTGGACAAGGCCGAGACCGAAGAACGGTGTGAGAAAGCGAGAGGGCTTATTGAGCCTGAGATTAAGGAGCAGCGAGTAGATAGACGGCAGGTATTGACAAATAGAGACAGAGAGTTGGCTATGCGTGCATGGGTCTGCCGAGCAAGTGGTAACGACAGCCTTGTAAAAGACAGTTGGCTTGAAGCTGCAAATAAATGCCGAGTCAATATGAATGACCGTGGCCTTAAAATGGCCATCGAAGATAGAGCCGGTCAGACTGTTGGCACGTCAACAGAAGGTGGTTATCTAACATCTTCAGACACCTTTGTGGGCATGGACCAAGCGACCTTAGCATATGGCGGCATGCTTAAAAGCTGCCGAGTATTGCGAACTAGTAACGGTAATCAAATCCATTTTGCAACCGTAGATGATACTTCTAACAGCGCAAGTATTGTAGGGGAAAATACCGAAGTAACCTCGACAGATCTTGTCTTTGGTACAAAGGTTCTTGACGCCTATAAATATGTTACTGCGGCATTCCCGGTCAGTATCGAGCTCATCGAAGACAGCGAGTACCCGCTTATACCCTATATCGAAGAGGCTTTAGGTGAGCGATTAGGACGAAAGTGGAATTATGATCTTACTCTAGGTACTGGATCAGACCAGCCACAAGGCGTTGTGCCTGCTGTAGAGGTAGGCAAGACCGCAACACTGACAACCAGTGTATCAGCAAGCGAGTTGATCGACCTTTACCACTCGGTCGATGCCTCTTATCGAAGTAATGCAATTTGGATGATGAATGACCAGACGTTTGCGTCTATCCGTAAGATCGTAAGCGATGACGGCCACTTTTTATTCTCCGGCCTGCACGATGGCGAACGTCACGACCTTCTGGGTAAGCGAGTCGTCATCAATAACGATATGGCTGACATGGAGGCCGAAAGCAAGTCCATTTTGTTTGGTAACTTCAGCAAGTACGTTGCGAGAATCGTCAATAACGTTTCTGTCTTGATCGCAAGAGAGAGATACATTGATACGCTTTCTTGCGCCTTCTTTGGTTACGGTCGAATGGACGGTGAATTGCTTACAAACGCAATTAAGTGCATGCAGCAAGCCGCATCATAAAAATATATCTCCCAAGGATATGATTCTGGGCCCCATCCGCCGTGGGCGGATGGGGCTTTTTTTATCGGCCTGCATACATATCAATATGCTAACACTAGTAACAGCACCAGAAAGCTACCCAACAGACCTGGATGCCATTAAAGCGCATCTGAGGATTGACGAGGACACAGACGATACGTTATTGACTGCATACATCGAGGCAGCAACGTCATATTGTGAAGTGCAAACCGGTAGGGCTTATGTAAGCCAGACCTGGGATCTAATGCTATCAAGTTTTTCAAATCCAATATGGATACCAAAACCGCCTTTGCAATCGGTCACATACGTTAAGTACTACGACAGTGACAACGAGCAACAAACCTGGGGCAGCGAGAATTATCACGTTGTAACAGGGACTAAGGCACAAGGCAGATTAGAGCCTGTAAATGGTGTCTCTTATCCTGCCACTTATTCGAGGCCCGATGCAATAACGATACGCTTTGTGGCTGGCTATTCGTCTATGCCTGCGCAAGTGGTACATGCGGTCAAACTTCTTTGCGGTCATTTTTATGAGAATAGAGAGAATGAACAGTATCACCACTCTCGGCCAATCTCTTTAGGTGCTGACAGGCTCTTAGATCAATTAAGGGCAGGTGAATACATATGAGAGCAGGCGAACTAAGACACCACGTTACCATCCAGCGCAATACAGCAACAGCGCAGGACAATTATGGGCAAGTGGTTGAAAGCTGGACGACTATAGCGACTCGGTGGGCATCAATAAGGCCGGTGTCTGGTGATGAAGCCGAAGAGGGCAAGCAGGTAAAGGCAAAGGCAACGCACGAAATAAAACTGCGACACTTGGCTGACATAACGACAAAAGACCGGGCAAAGCTCGGCTCAAGAAGTTTTAACATCTACTCAATTATCAATACTGAAGAGAAGAACAAAGAAACGGTTTTGAAATGCATCGAGGCCGTATAAATAAATGAAACAATAAAACGAGGTAACAATATGCTAGTGACTCCGAATTTAGGCGAGCTTGAGCTTGTCGAGAAAATGATAAAAGACGCCTTGGACGTAGACGAGAACTATACATTAAAGCTCTATCAGAGCGATACGACACCGGATAAGGACACAGTAAGCGCTGACTTTACAGAATGCGATTTTACAGACTATACGTCAAAAACGCTTACAAGAGCCGGATGGGATGCTGCTACAACAATTGCCGATAAAGCGTCTATCTCTTATGGCACACAACAAAGCTATGTGTGCGGCGCAACGGGCAATGAGGTGTTTGGGTATTGGATCGAAGGCGCAACAAGTGGGACTTGTTTATGGGCTGAGAGGTTCGCAACGTCAAGGACATTGGCCGAAGGCGACCAGTTGAATTTAACACCTGTATTGACTCTGAATTCTGAGTCTGACAGTTAATGAAGAGTACAACCCGCTGCGCCGTATGCGGCAAAGAAGCCAAGTTACCCAGCACTGGGCGTGTTGGTGGCTATGACGTTTTGTGTAGTTTCAATTGTTTTGCGAGGGGCGATGAAATCGACGAGGTTTACGCTGACAGGCGTCAAAGAGATCGACAAAAAGCTAAAGAAGATCGGGCCGAAGATTAGCAAAAAAATCGTTCGTAAAGCAATGCGACCGGCAACTAAGGTAGTCCGAGATGAAGCCAAGGCGAATTGTCCTGTTGATTCTGGTACATTAAGGCAAAGCATTAAGGTACGTGCTGGCAAGCGTAGCCGTCAAAAGATAGAGTTGCTCGTCACAACTTCTGGCACCGATAATCTTTTTACAGGCTCGGCCTATTATGGCGGTATGGTCGAGTGGGGTACGGCGCACCAAACGGCACAACCATTTATGAGACCGGCATACGACAGTAAGAAAAACGAGGCAAAAAAAATAGCACGTACAAATATGCTCAGTCTGATTGAAGCTGAGTTAAGATAGCTGGATTGGTTGGTTTCTTCTGATCCCATCGGCCCTTGGCCGATGGGATCTTTCTTTGCGCAGAAGCATAGATACAGACATGGAGAATACACTAGCGCAACACTTACTAAGCCGTCCTGCGATCACTGACCTAGTTGGACAACGGATCTACTCTTATTACCTGCCACAAGGCGCAAGCCTGCCAGCGATTGTCTATAGGATTATTTCTTCTGTCCCCATGCACGCCATTGATGGAGCGCTAAATACACTGTCAGCACGCATACAACTTGACCTATTAGCATACAGGGCAAGGGATATAAGCGTTTTGCGAGAGCAGTTAAGGCACGAATTAGACGGCTATACCGGTGAGATGGCAGGGGCGCAGGTGATAAGGAGTAAATTAGTCAATGAGATTGGCTACGTTGACGAGCCTACAGACGGCTCTGATAGATGGATTTACAGGCGTAGCGTTGACTACCTTATTAGATACCAAATCACAACGCCTACTCTAGGCGTAGCTGGTCCTGCAATCGGTGGACAAGTCGCAGTTGTTGAGACGCTTTCGCTTGCTGGTGGGATTTCTTTAAGCGGTTCTGCATAGATACCTTCGTAATTACTTATTGGAGGTATTATGCCAGAACATGCAGAACTATGCACAGTTTCTTTTAATAGCGTAGCAATCCCTAACGTCCAAAGTATTGACGGTCCATCTTATAGCCAAGGCACTATAGAAAGTGGTGATTGGATGGGGTCAACCGTCAAGACTCATAGAGCAAGCGGCAAGGCCGAACCCGGTGAGGTAACAATTTCTTTTGTTTATGACTCTACTGAGGCAGGACATACAGGTTTAATGACTGCTTTAACCGCAGGGACAGAAGCCGATTTAGTTGTCACCTACTCAGATGCCAGCGGTCTTAATGAGACTTGGACCGTCAGTGCTTGTGTAACCAGCTTTGAGCTTTCGTCCGAAGACGAAAGTGATGTATCAGGAGAGGTGACGCTGCAACAACTGACCACGCCAACAATCACGTAAGGAGGCCAGTTGCTAAATAAAGAACAAATTCTACAAGCTGATGACAGGCCACGAGAAGAGGTTCTTGTGCCTGAGTGGGGCGGCAATGTCCTTGTACGGTCTTTAACGGCAGGCGAGCGAGATAGATTTGAGGCCAGTTGTTTACAGGGCAGTAAAGACAACTTTAGATCACATCTTGCGGCCTTGTGTATTGTGGATGAAGACGGTAAACGGATCTTTGCAGACGAAGATATAAAGGCTTTATCTGCTAAGTCAGGGGCCGCATTAGATCGGATCTTTCGGGCTTGTATCCGCTTAAATGCGATGACAGCCGATGACGTTGCCGAACTTGAAGGCGACTTAAAAAAAACGGGCTAAGGTGCTTTTTGCATAGGCTCGCCTTGGCACTGCATAAGACAGTAGAAGAGGTATCACTAATGAGCAGTAAAGAGCTATCGGCTTGGATCGCATACGACCGGATAGAGCCCCTATACGATCCGTGGATGGCGCATGGTATCCAATGCGCCACTGTCGCTAACCTTTGGTCAAAAGAAAGGCACAAGCCACAAGACTTTATACCAGGTAAGAAACGAAAGAAGACAGCGAAACAAATGTTTGCCCAGCTAAGAGCGGGCGCAGTAAGGGGGCCGATTGGCAACGATTAGCAGTATCAATATAGGCATGGTTTTGCGGACTGGTTCATTTTTTAAGAACCTCAAAGCTGCAAGGGGTAAACTCGGTTCTTTCTCTTCTGGTATTGGCTCGCTAGGTGGCAAGCTCAAAAGTTTTATAACGCCACTCGGCGCAGCAACAGCGGG